TCTATGACCTGTTACTACCGTGACGATGAGTTCTTGGAAGTGGGTCAGTGGTTGTACAACAAGTTCGACAAGATAAGCGGAGTTAGTTTTCTCCCTTATTCCGAACATACGTACCAACAAGCGCCTTATGAACCTATAGACTTAGAGACCTATGAGAAGCTAAAGGAGGAATTCCCAGAGACGATCGACTGGAACATCTCTGAGAACTCTGACATGACGGAAGGGTCTCAACAGTTAGCCTGTACTGGCAATAACTGTGAGTTGTAATCACATAATGTACATCATCATGTGAGTTTCTTTGTCTGCCTCTTCTGGCGTCTTACGAGCGTCATAAGGGGTAGACATTCCTATCTCCTGCATACGCTTAATCTTTTCTTTGCTTTTCTCACACATAGAGTAGTAGTTAGTTGGTCTGTACTCTACTGTGTGCTTGTCGTTGTTGTTCTTCATTGGTTTACACTCATTTTGATAATGTTAAAGGCTTTTTTATTGTCCTTGGCTAACTTATTGGCTTGTCTTTTCTTCATACCGATTCTTATCAACTGTGCAGCATCATGTCCTGCACCAAAGGTGTTTCCTAAAGACAAAGACACAGCAGCTGAACCTAATCTAGAGCCTGTCCCGTAGTCTACTGTTGTTGCTGGAGAAATATTAAAGTTATTAAGCAGAGCTTCTCTAAACTGTATCAAAGCAGCAGGGTCGTCAGGGAAAGCGATGTTTGCGTCCCTCATGTACTTTTCAACAGCCAGTAAGTCTTGACGTAAAGCAGCAGCAGCAACAGAATCAGAAGACACAGTTTTCATGGTATTACCAACAATGTCTGTTACCTTGGCGTCTGTAAACTTCTGCCCCGGCTCTAAGAACTTTTCAAAGGGAGCCATTGCTTGGATAACTTTACCTAATTCGTCGTTAACAGCGCCGTACTGTGGGATTTTAGACAGTTCATCATTAACTGCTTTCCTCATTTCTGCTATTTTACGTATAGTCTGCTGAGTAACACCCGCTTCTGATAATTTACTTGCGTCAACAAGCTCATCCAAGTTCTTTTTTAAACCGTGAGCAGACTTAAGATCTGTAATCCCACCTGTAGTTTGTATATCAAACAAAGCATAAGCGTCCTCTATTGTTTTACGAACGCCTGCCATGTTTTTTAAACCAAAAGTAGTGCCCACATGCCAGTCTTTAGGCAATACAAGTTTATTACCTCTTAGAATAGGTTTAATTCCTGCTTCATTGAGCATTGTATTTATAGGAGCAATAGAAGAAGAAATATCAACTTTAGTTTCGCCAAGATCACCATCTACGACTGCCTGTAAACGCTTACCTAAGCCTGAACGTACTGTTTTTAAAGACTGTAGCCTATTCGTTATCGAACGGCCAATAGGGTTTGTTGTCTTATTAGCCATAGCGATGACATCATTTCCCTTCCCTTCTTCAAACAAACGAATCATGTCCTTCATGCCTTGCTTGGTTTGCTTGGTGCTGTTGGTTATAACCGATGCGTCGTTCTCACGAACACCTGCTTTCACAAGAGCTTTGCCTGCTTTGTCTTCTACAAGACGACCGTTATTATTTAATTTAACTTCAGCAACAGAACCGTTGTACTTTAACTCTGGATGCGTCAACATAGCCTTCTGAGCTTTACGAACATCTGCTTCGCTTATTTGTTTTACACCACGTCCTGCCGACCTCACGCCTTTGATGCCTGCAAGCTCAAGAGCTACTAAAGGTATAGCAGCAGCTACTCCAGCAGCTTCAGGAGATCCTGTATATTTAAAAGCAAGATCAGCAGAGTTTTCACTAACGGTTTCTATACCTTCAGCTAAAGGCGCTAAAACAGTAGCTATTGCCTGTAGATTTTGTTGTCCACCTACAGTTCCTGGTGTGTACGTTAGAGCTTCTCTTGTTTCTTCTATTTCTCTTACTGCCCTTCTAAAGTCTCCTGTCCCGGCAAACGTCATTAGACCCCAAAGACCAGCGGCAGATTCAGCAGCGATAGCAGTTCCCATAGACAAAGCAGTTCTGCCTATATTGCCCAACGTGCTGCCTTGTTCTTGAACTTCTTGAGTAATTTCTTTAGGTACAGGCTTGCTGAGTTCACGTTTGTTGCGTAAACTTTCAAGCTCATTGATTAAATCAGGATTGGAAATCACGCCTTGAGAAGGTTGTGGTTGTCCTCTCAGGGCTTCGAGTTCTCTTATTGTTTCTGGGTCAGTAACTAAAGACATGATTATATTGCTCCCAGATCTGTATAGTTCCCTGTTTTTTCGTCGTAGTAGTAAAGTTTACCTTTGTTTTCAATGTAACGATCACTAGGAGGTTTTTGTCCTAAAATACCTGCTTTAAACGATTCATAATGGTCTCTAACAATTTGAAGCTGTTCTACAAAGTTTTCAGCAGCTGGATCTAAAGCCGCAACAGCAGCCCCTAAAAGACCAAGTTCAATGTTTGAGACGTTACCTAAAGCGCCTCCTGTTTTAGACTCGTCCCTCATTTTTTGTAGACGGTCAAAAGACAAGTTAGCTTTTAGCGTGTCTACTTTCCCTCTTAGTGGTCTTTCTTTACCTACTGGACTAAACTTTAACAAATCGTAAGGTATTCTCCAGTAATCACCAGTAAGGTCTAAAGCGTCGTCAATAGTTTGTAATGTATTGTCAGCGACCTGCAAAGCTGAAACTTTTGCTTTGGTCTCGTCTTCTTCTTTTTCTTCAGTTATGGGCAGAAGATCTTCTACGTTCCCTGATTTTACATAATTAATAATAGAATCAGGGGTAGCTATCTTTTGTAAATCACCGATCTTTAATGTTTCTGCAGCTTCTCCAACGCCAACAAAGTCACCTTTAAGCGTGTCAAAAACACGATTACCAACAACCTTATATTTTTCTTCAGGTTTTGCTAATGATTTTAAGTACTCACCGGGATCTAAAGAACCAGTACGCAAAGCAACTAAGGAAGCTGTGTCATTATTTTGTGTAGCTGTTCTAGTAGCTTCTGCTAATTGCGTCGCTTTAGTTCTTTCTGCTTCTGCTTCGCTTGTCATTTTTTCTTGCTGTTTAGAAACTTCTTGGCCTGCTTTACGAGCAGCTGTACTAAACTTTACTGCTTCTTCAGTATAGCCCAACTCATTTAACTGTCTAGAAACACGAGCAAGATTAGTAGGGTCATTGTTAGCAATAGCAGCATTACCCAGCTTCATAATTTCACGAAACTGGTCTTCCTTGTTCATCTGGGCAACAGCAGTAGGCGCTTGTCCTATCTGTCTACCGATGTCATACAAGTTCCTAGCATAGCTTGGGCTTGCTAATGACTGCAAAAACCCTTGTGAAAAAGTAGCCATTTTACTCGCCTCCTAAATTACGTAAGATGTCAAACAACGGGTTACTTGCTGTTGGTGACAATACACCACCTAGTAAGCCAGTGCCTAACTGTCCGTACAACTCGCCTTGTCCAATAGCTGACGAAAGCAGTGCTTGTAGACCACCCATTTCTGCCTGACCGAACAAACCAGCGCCTTGCAGTTGCGCCCTTTGTGCCAGTTCCGAAACAGGGAAAGCCGCTTGTAGGACATTGAGTGCCTGAGCTTGTGGCACGTAAGCAGCACCCAAAGCACCAGTACCAAGCTGTTGTTGTAGTTGTTGCAAAGTGAGACCGCCGCCTAACAAACCTTGACCCGCTTGTAGAGCCTGAAGTGCTTGAGCTTGACGTGCTGCGTCCAGTGCTTGCTGTTGTTGTGCTAGATTTGCGCCTAAGCCAGCAAACTGTGCGCCAAGTCCTGCCTGTTGTGCCTGCAGACCTCCCGCAAGCTGTGCCAACTGAGCCGTCTGACCAGCCGCTGTAGCCGCTCTGCCAAGACCTTCTGATTCCAAACGTGATTCGATCTGTTCTGCAGACAAACCAAGCTGTGCAAGCTGGGTGGCACGTTGCTGAGACTGAGACTCCAAAGCGGACTGTGCTTGTTGTGCCTGTAGTCCAGCACCAGCCAACTGCATTTCACGGCCAAAGCCTTCTGCTTCAAGCTGTGCTTGAGTTTGTTCAGCAGTAAGGCCAAGTTGAGACAGCTGTGCAGCCCTTTGTTGTGCTTGTGACTGCAACTGACTAGACAAGCCTGCCTGTTGTGTAAACATGCCACCAAGGGCTTGAGCTTCACCAAGAGCTTGCCGACGTTCTGCCTGAGCTTGCTGAAGCGCTGCTAGAGATGCTCGATCTTGTGCTTCTTCTTGTGCTTGAGCCAAAGCCATCTGCTCAGGAGTTCCACCATACATGGCCGTACGCACACCTAAACGGCCTTGAGCCGCTAGTCGTTGCTCTAGCTCTAACCGCTGACGTCGTTCTTCGGGTCGCTGTGTTGCACGAATGCGCTCAAAGACATCTGCTTCTCTTTCTGCAGTAGGTTGTAATACACCTGCAGCAGCTTCGCCTGCAAGACCACCGTACTGCGCTCTGAGAGCCTCTACGTCCTCTGGAGCGGCTGTTTCAAGCCCAGCCATACCCAACCCTAGTCCACGCTCTGCAAGCTGTCCTGCGGCTCTACGGACGTCTGGAAGCTGTATGTCTGAGAATGTTCCAGTTACATCGGTTACTGGCCCGCCTAAAACACCAACATCTCCTAAGCCAAGCCGTTGTCGACTAAGGTTTAACGCTTGTTGACCTAGCTGACCAATTCCTGGGCTTGGTTCTTGACCTAAGAAACCACCAACTTCTCCTGCAAACTGTCCACGAAGCAAGTTAATGTCAGCAGGTTGTGCACCAGCAGCGCCCATGAACTGACCGCCAAGACCAAAGGCTTGTTGTGCAGCCGCTTGAGTAGGCATCATACCAAACGTGGGCTGACCCATTAACTGCTGTCCTACACCAAGAGCACCAAGACCTGCTTGTTGTAACTGAGGTTGTCCTAGAACAGGTTGTCCAAACATCTGACCCGCTTGGCCCAACAGCTGACCTTGAATAGCAGTTTCAGGTGCGCTAAGAGCAACGCCTACACCGCCTTCAGGAGTTGTTGTGAACTGACTGCCAGTACCTGTAGTTACAGTAAAAGGTCTAAACTCAGTTTGTTCTAACTGTGTTTGAGCAAGAGCAGAAGCACCTTCTTGAGCTTCTCTGCCTATTTCTCCCAGCCTTTGGTAAGCTTCTCCTGTTAAAAGGCCACCAGCAGCAGCAATACCGCCAATGCCCAACAGAGCTAATAAATCTGGATCCATTAGTAAGTACCTCCGTCAATTGTTCCTGTTGACAGCGTACCTGTAAACGTCAGAGCAGGTATTGTCACTGTTCCTGTAAAGGTCGGTGAAGCAATGTCTGCCTTTGTAGCGATAGCTGTTGATATAGCGTCGAACTCTGTTTCAAACTCAGCGCCCTTAATGATTTTACCGCTGTCACCGGAAGGTAGACTGTCCTTAGCGGCAAAGTCAGTAGTCTTTGTATAGTTACTCATAGTACTTTACCCATTAGTGCTAATACGTTGATCTCTTGGAGAGACAAACCAGAACCGTCAATGTCTGCTTCCAACCCAATAGTTATAACTCCGCCACCACCTGTAGTGTTGATACCACGGCGTGACGTAAGGTCTCCACCAGTAAACTCTACAGTTGTGTTAAACTCACTTTCGTTGTAGTAACCTGTTACCTGATTACCTACGGTAAACTCTGCTGTTTGGAAAAAAGTAGCAAAGTCATAAGCCCACTTAAGAAACACTACAGCACTGTTGGCTCCAACAATAGTGGGCCTAAGTTTCTTAAGGATCTTAAGACGTGAAGGATCACCAAAGGTCAAACCAGGGCTGTAGTATTTAAAACGATAAGAACTGCCGTTGTCGTCATAACCAGAGTATTCGCTTATGCCGCTACCGTTGCCTATCAACAGTGTTCCGTCATCCTTCCTAGCATAAGCAGTAAAACCAGTTCCCGGCCAACGTGTAACACGGTACGCTCCGTTTTCCATTGTGCCTCTTACGTCAAAACAAAAGGTAGAATCTTGTGACGTAAACGTTATTAAGTAAAAGCCTTCTTCTGGGCTGTATACAGTTCTATAAAACTCTGACTCATTCTGCAGCAAGGCAATGATGTCTTTAGTTACGTTGTTAGACAAACTACCAATTGGCATTGATTTTTCTTGTATTGTTCTACCAAAGCTCTTAAGGCCAGTATGCGACAAAAACAACACGTCTGTACCCGTGTGTTGCACAGTGTCTCTGTCTACGCAACCAACGCCAGCTACCGTGTCTACTAGAGACATCGTAGCAGGAGCTTCCGCACCAGAGTAAACAATGATACTGTGCTTACCAAAGATAATCAGTAGACCGTTATGTGCTGCCAGTGCAACAATCTCGTCATAACCGTCAGGCCATACCTTAGATACGTCAATAGAGCCGCTAGTACCACCAGACCAATCATGTCCAATCAAAAGGTCTGACCAGTAAATAGTAGACTTGTCACCACTAAAGTCAGCAGCCCAAAGACGACCATAAGCAGCTATGACCTCATTGCCGTACATTGTAGAAGCAACACCAGCAGCGCCACTAACAGTACTGAGTTTGACTACAGCTGCACCAGCGTTGTCATAAACAAGCGGTTCGTACCCACGTTGAAAGAAATAGATCTTGTCGTTGAAGTTGACCATCTTCCAGTTGTCAGCAGTTATTGTATAACTACCGGGAGTTTCGTCAGCTAGTGTAGTAGTTCCACTAAGGATCTTATTGTTACCAACAGAAAAAATCTTAGTGTTACCTGCGTTGTCTTCAAACTCTTTGATAGCTCGAATCTTAGCTGTACCTAGCTGAGTCTTGTCTGTTGTTAAAACACTGTGGCCCTTGCGTGACGCAATACGACCACGCTTGTCAATAACAGCGTTGTCAGCAACGTCAGCAAACGAAGGGTCTTGTGCTAACGGAGAGTCTTCTGTGTTGACTCCTTTAAACGCCGGAGCTACAAGATTTATGCTTTGTAACTGTTGAGCCATAACTACCTCACGGCGTATAGAAGATTACTTCTTCTGGGTGTTTTTGAGCATCTAGTGCAATAGCGTCGGACAAGTACTTATCAGCAATAGCAAAGTACTCAACAGCAGACGTGCCTCCAGTTTCTCCGCGTTCACGAGCCAACAGTGCAATCGCTAAGTGAATAACAGGCATTGAAGGCACCGTTAATTCATCTGAGTCTGCTGATAAGTCCGCCTGTCTTTTGACACAGTTAAAACGAATAGTGTACGCTTTTTCTGGAGTAGGGTAGATGTCAATCTGAGTATCGCCATTGCT